TTTACTTGGAAAGTGTTGTGCTAGCACTTTCCTTCCTAAGATCCAGACCGGGTATCTCACCGTTCCTCAATAGGGACAGACCAATCATCCGTCAACACATTTTTCTAACCATTTGTAGACGTAACTTTTATCTACGGTGATGCCAACAGACAGCCCATTTGTCTGAATAACCCGGACCGGGCGAAAGCGTTTAAATTCTTTCGGCGGCACCTTGATGGGAGTCAAGGGTTTTATGATGCTTGCTTATTTGTTGCTATTGTTTAAATTAACTGGTTTAAATAAATTGTTAAAAGTAGTTGCGTTTATTTTTTCTTTAAGTTGATGTTCGGCTGCTCTAAGCCTACATTCTTTTTTTTCTTTACGATATTTTTGTCGCCATTCTTTTTTATTCATTTTGTGATGCCTTTTTATTGATTAATTTTATTGATTACATGACTTTTATGTACTTTGACTGCGATGATACCATTGTAATATTCGTCGCTTTCTAACACTTTTCTATTGAACTGTTCTCTGGCTTCTATGTAGGAACATTCTGCTTTTGATTTACAATAGTAAAGTATTTCGCGAGAAAAATTTTCGATGCCTAATTCTTCGATGTCTTTGTTTAATTCTAAGTTGCTGCCGGTGTAAACTCTCCAATCACTGTCGATTTTTGAGCGTATTTTTTTCCGTTTTTTGATGCCGTTTTTTTGTTTTACTGTTTTATAAGTTGTTTTACTAAATTTTGATAATTTTTTACCGATGTATTTTTTACCGGTAGTTAAATTGGTTATACAATACACGTACCCTACACAATCTTCTGGTAGTTCATTTATTTCTAATCCTTCGTATAGCCATGGCATAATGTTAATTATGCTGTGTCTCCCTCCTGACTAAAATTTGTGAAGCCATGTACTTTAATTACTTTTAATATATTTTCTACGCGACTAGTAAGTTCGTCTCTGTGACTTACTAACCAAATGCTTTTATTCCTATCTCGACTCATTTGTTTAAGTAATGATAATGATGCTTCGACTCCCTGAGTGTCAAGCCCATTATCGATCATTTCGTCTATGAATAATAAATTAATAGGTGTGTACAAACTTTCGAATACATCTCTAAATGCCCACGCTATACTTAGTATAAGACGATTACGCTCTCCGCGGCTAAGATTGTCGAAGTCAAGCTCTCTACCTAACTCTTCGATGCTTACTGATAGATCATTTTGGAACAATACACTATGCGGTAATCCTACTTTATCTAAATAATAAGTGAGTCTTGAATTTAAATAGCTTAAATTTTGTTCAATGATTTTTTTACGAATAAAACTGTCTTTACTGGTTAGTAATTTAAGTAAGAAATCTTGATGTTCTTGAAGTTTGGTAAGATTATTTAAAATATCATAGTCTACTATTTGTAAAGCCTGTGTAGACATTTCTTCAATCTGCTCGCTAAAAGGATTTTGCTCAGTAGATTTTTCTAAAATTTGTTTTTGCAAATTATCTAAACTAGACCTATGATGGTAAGCGTCTTCTTCACTGGTATAGAATGTAGTGACAGGTTTACCAATCTCACCTAGCGCTGTCATTTCTGCTTGTATATCCGCCAGAATTTCACTGAACTCGGTACGTTTATTTTTAGCTTCTTCTAATTCTCGTTGTTTACCACTTAGTACCTGTGTGTGTTTGTCATCGTGAAAAGACTGCCCGCATGTATGACAAGTATGCGCTTCTAGCGTTTCAATTTCTTTTTGCAATTTGCCAATAATCTTTTCTTCACGCTGTAAATCCATTTTTACGCGACTAAGAGCAGATGACAAATCATTAAAGTGCTTGCGTTTTTGATTCCACGCGGCTTTATCTCGATGAGCTTGAATTTCATCTTCGATATCAATTTCTTTTAATAGCTCTAATGCTTCCGTAAGTCTAGCAATATCTTCATTGTGTTTGGTAACCCAAATTGTTTGCTTGCGTTTTACACTTTCGATTTGTTCTTCTATTCGTTTATTAGCTTCATTTACTGCTCTAATTCTAAATTCTTCGCGAGTAATTTCATCTTTGGTATTTCTGTTAAGTTCCTTGATTTTATCAGCTCGTTCACTTAGTAGTGTAATGCCTAATAATTGTTCAATAATAGTTCGTTGTTCGTTTGCTTTTAAACTTAAAAAAGGTTCGGTGTATGTGTTTAACGCAACTATATGCTTGAACATGTCGTGACTTAAGCCTAGTAGTTCCTCAATGGCTTCTTGTGTTTCACGACTATCACCTTGGGCGCTATCTGTAGCTTCAGTTTCTTTACTATCAATAAAAAACCTCAGTACATTGGGTCGACGTCCGCGTTCAATTCTGTAGTTGGTATTGTTAACGTCAAAGTCTAATGATACCAACATATTTTTGGCATTAGTTTGATTTATCAAATTGTCTTTTCTGATATTACTGACAGCAGAACCATATAGCGCATAGCTGATAGAGTTTAGCAAAGCGGTTTTTCCAACACCATTTCTAGAACCATCACCGCCTAAGTCTAAATTTTCACCCAGCACCAAGGTTAAATCATTGCGATCAAAATTTACAGACTGCGTGGCATTCCCTACACTTAGAAAATTCTTAATAGTTAAATTTTTTATTTTAATCATAAACTTTGGTAAATTTTCAATAACAATTTTGGATCATAAAATTCTGATTCTATATCAGTGAGTTGTGCGGTGATAATTTGATCTACACTTTCAAATTTTATATCGCCCGGAGACAAATCAATACCAACATCAGCTTTCTTACTGGTTATCAATGCTATTTCACGCAAATTATAATCCCCTATAAATTTTTCTTTGATAAAATTAGCTTCTTCATAACTGATATCAATGTCTAGCTCTACTTTGACATGCATATTCGGAACAAAAATATTACTCGCATTGTCAATGGCTTCACTTAATTTCATAACGCGGTATAAAGGTTGTTGCGGCCAAGCATGATATTCAGGTTCAGTACCCCACGCTAATACCATCATGCCGCGATTGCTATCGCCGGCATCGGAAAAATTATGAGGGAAACTATTACCAATATAGTTGATGTTATTTTTTTGTTGACGTAAATGAAAATGCCCGCTGAAGACTTTTTCAGCACCTTGGAAACTTTCAAGTTTTACTTCACCGGTATCAGGCATAGCAACAAACGAGTTCATTAAAAAACTAGGAAGTTCAAAGTGTCCAAACATGTATTTGGCGGACATTTTAGATATTTTTTTATGATCGTCGCCTACTAACCACGGCGCAATTACTACGTCGCCTTTTTTAAACCAATCATTGATGATAACAACATTGGGTAAATGTCGTGCCCACTCAAGACCATGTATATCTCTTTTTTCTCTAAAGAACAAATCATGATTGCCTGGAATGACATATACAGTATCAAATGCTTTACTTAATTTTTCTAAACATCTGATTGAATAGTGAAGTGTTTGCATATTGATTGAAGCTCTGTGGTGGTGCCAGTCTCCGAGGAAAAATCCGGTCTCACACCCTTCTTCTTTGGCTTTGATAATAAACCAATCAACAAACGCTTCACAATCATTTAAATGTACTATACTATTAGACTTTAGGCCAAAATGTATATCGGTGAACACTGCCGCTTTTTTAAATAGATTACTCATAAGTCTAGTATATAAGATTACAACAGTAATAGCAATTAAACTGGTTGATCTCCATAGGTAATTATTACTTCACTGTCTTTGTTGTGATCTTTGCCGCCAGAATTTTGTCGTGTCCAGCTGGGATTTAGCCCGTGTATTTCTAACAAGTCATCTCGAATATTTTGATTCTTTTTTTCACTGTTTAAAACGTGAGTAAAGGAATTAGTAACTGCGGCAGTATAGTAGGCAAAAGGATTTTGTGATTTAGACTCATCAAACCTTAAACCAATTTGGCTTAGTTGTACCAATGCAGCCCCTCTCATTTCTTCATTGTAGGTATTTCCAGTAAGATAAACGGTACCATTACGTCTAGCAACAAAACATCCGTATTCTGTTTCCGGACACCATACACGACCTTTATAGTATGTAGTAGGTTCGTTAGGGTGAGTAATTTTGCCGGCCCCAATGCGTTTTCTACCATTTCTCTTTCCTCCATGTAAATTGACGGAAGATACTTTTGCTATATTACTCTTTTTTGAAAATAAATTTACAGCATAACATGCGGACGGTTTGCCGAAAGATATAGAGTCTACTAAATGAGTATTAGAACGTACTCCGGATAATACACACAATGCTTGAAATAAATCAACATGATGCTTGTCTTTTTGAACATAACTACGATTGCCATTAGATCTTCTCCATCCATCGCCGTCTATCATAGTTTCTATTAAAAGTTCTCTTTGTTTTAGTGTAAGACTTAAAATAAATTTCATACTGAGATTTTTTTCTGGTAATATTTGAATAATTTTTTTACAATCATTTCTGCTGATAGAAAAACAAAGATTCTTACCTCTAACACCTTCACTAAACTTATAACCTAAATTATTTAAACAATTTTTAATGCGATCGGCTTTGGCTCCGGCATTTTGATAAACAGTAATTCGTTTGATATTACCTAATTTTGATTCTACATTGCGTTCTATTTCATAACATCCTTCGGTTACGATCCATCCAGCTAGTTCTACGAAATCATTGCTGTATATTGATTCTTTAACACCTTCTTCGGCATCAGCGGATAAAATCATTTGATCATTTTCTTTGAGTAATTCTACCGGAACTAATCCTCTTTTGGTAACTATTTTATGATTAGGTGTAATTAAAGAATCATATCCGCGCATGGTTAATTTATGCATAAGACCATTAAATTCGCCGCGGTAAATGCTACGTATGCTACTCCATGCTAAATTACTGCCATTGTAACTTAGTATTTTGTTATTTTCGTTGATATCATCAATGCTGACCCATCCTTTATCAGTTAGGGCTTCAGTTGCTTCATCTACACAATAGCCGCGCCAATTGCTTCGTGTGGCATATCTATCACATAATTTAATAAACATAGTGGCCAGCGTTCGCGTCATTTCACCGTGATCTTTATCAAACTCGCCGGTTTCTAAGTCACCACGCCAATGGCTTTTTCCTACAATAAACGGGATTTTATTTTCGTCTATACGATAATGATAAAAAGGAGGAAATGGAAGCCTGACATATTTTATGCTTAGTTCATTTTCTTCCGGTAAATCAATAACAGCATCTTCGGCAATGCCAAAATCAAAAATATCTTCCAATTTTTTCTTTTTGGTTTGCGCTGATTTTGGTATCTTTTTTGGCGCCATTGGAATATGTTCCCAGCACGTAACCCTAAAAACTAAATCAGTGTTAGGAATCTTTTTAGGATCTACTACAACTCCAGTTTCTTTTTTAATGCGATCAGCACGATTTCTGCGAGCTTCTGCTACGGTTCTTTGATTAATCTTAGCCACTGATGGTAAGATAATGTCATATTGATGATCGTTTACAGGATCTAAGAATGAACAGTATGTATTTTTACTAAGATGTATTTGTTTTAAAATATCTTTATTTGTAAGATAAACTACTTTAGGGGTAGAGGTATTGAAAATTTGTTTTGCCACGTATGTGATCTCCTATGTGTATAGTATAGCATAAAAACAACGGTTGTCAACCTATTTATCCATTATAAACGTATATTATTTAAGACATAAATATTATACAGGGATTAAAAAATGGGATTACCAACAGACGCGCAACTACAAGTAATTGCTGATTATAACAACAATATACAAATTGATCAGAAAACTATTGATGAAAATACCGCGGCTATTGGTGGATATCAAAAAGAAATTAATGCGGCCCAAAGCACTATAGAAATTGACAATCTTAATTTAAGTAATCCTAATCTAGATCCAAAAGCCATACCAGGTATTCAATCCAATATACAAGAAGCACAGTCTAGCATAGACGAAAATCAATCATATATTGTTGGGGCCACCACTGCGATAACAGCGGCACAATCTAATATGTCACTGCAAAAACAAGGACTAGCAGATTTACAATCACAGTTCACTGGAATTTCCGCACCGGCAGCAGTTAATTCCTTAACAGATCCTCAGTTGGCAATTCCAGATAATACCATAGCAACTTCTGCGATTCAAACAGCGCCTGCGCTAGTTCCTAAAAGTTTTACTGGATATCAAACTCAACCAATACCTACACCTACGTCTACTCCAACTAATGTAGCATCTCCGGCTACATCTAGCATTAAATCTGCGGTACAAAATGCGAGAAGACAGCAAAATAGAACAGCGCAATGGAATTTAAACGCGGTTAATAGTGATTGGCGTGTTAAGTTAAGCCTAGCACAAGGTGCTGATTATCTTTATAAATCCGGAAATGCCGGAATACTAGCGCCACTACAACCCACCAACGGTGTAATTTTTCCTTACACTCCAAAAATAGACACGGCATATAAAGCACAGTATTCGCCATACGAGTTGACTCATTCAAATTACAAAGGCTATTTTTATCAAAGTTCTTCGATGGATACCATATCAATTTCTGCGTTGTTCACTGCGCAAAACACAGCAGATGCGAATTACCTACTGGCAGTAATACACTTTTTTAGAAGCGCAACAAAAATGTTTTATGGTCAAGATGCGCAAAGAGGTAGTCCGCCTCCTTTGGTATTTTTATCAGGCTTAGGCGATTATCAATTTAATAATCATTCTTGCTTGATAACACAATTTACCTACAGCTTGCCAGATGATGTAGACTACATACGTGCGCAGTACAGCAATCAATCAGGTCACGGTGGAACAGAACAAAGCAACAAATACGCAATACCCATAGGCGGGGCAGACGTCAGTAAAATGCGTTTAATGAGTACAGGACAAGATATTGCTGCCGGAGCTATGCCCTCTAATCAATTTGCGCAAGCGTCATCTAATCCAGGACAAGGCGCACCAACTTATGTTCCAACTAAAATGACAGTTACCATTAGTTTATTACCAGTAAATACACGTCAACAAGTTAGCCAACAATTTAGTTTGGCAGACTATGCTTCAGGTAGTTTGCTTAAAGGAGGTTTTTGGTAATGTCATCTTATAGTCAAACCAGTCCTTATTATCTAACAGGTGTTAGTCAGTATTTTTTAGACGTAATGGTAAACAGACCTGTACCTAAATTGTATGACGACCAATATTTTATGATAACTGCCGCTTACCAGTACCGACCAGATTTATTGGCGCATGATTTGTATCAAAATAGTGCCTTATGGTGGGTATTTTATCAACGCAATCCTAACACACTAACCGCGCCACCCTTAGACTTTGCCACAGGTGTAGAAATTTATCTTCCAAAAATTACCACCCTAAAATCAACCTTGGGATTCTAACATGGCTACCAGTACAAATACCACAGGCGGCGGCAGAGGTTCTGCTCAATTTGCCGCTGTTGATCCTAGGAGACTAGACGTTGCTCCAGTTGGCGGCGGCAGAGGTTCTGCTCAATTTGCCGCTACCGATCCGCGAAGATTAGACCACGAAGATTCTGGTAAACCTACAAAAGAAACAAAAGACAAAGCAGGCAATGCTTCAGCCAGTGAAGGTATATCACCTCGACCTAACATTTTAGATAATTATGCCAGTTACACTTATAATTTAAGTTGGTACATACTAACCACTAACCAGCTTAAAGACATGCAAACCAACGGCATTATAGATACCAACGCATGGTCGTTGTTGGTTCAAAGTGGCGGAGCGGCAGTAGGAAATCGAAATTCTTATTTTACGCTTGATT